AAAGCCAACCAATGCGGCAAAAGCCTGTACTTCCATACCTTCTCTACCGTACAAAGCCCAAACTTCTTTCCACTTGTCTAACGTACCTACTGGCTCAAGCAAAGGCACCATAGGTTCAGTAGCCGAGGACGGAGTACGGTGGTATACGTTATCTGCTGTTATCTCTCTGGTTCCAACTAAGAATTTAGTGTCGTTGTCTAACCAACCAAACTGCGAAGACATCTTGTCTGCTCTCCTCTGCTCTTGCATTTCTTTAACGCTCGCTAATACATACGAATACATAAGGTTATCCTGACCCGCGCCACCGATAACCCCCTTCTCTGCGAGCTTTCTTTTAAACTCCGCTTTATCTACAAACTTGGAGAAAGGTACTACTATTTCGCGTACACCGTCTTTCGGCAGATGCACCCTTAGCACAAGGACATCTCCTATATCTGGGTCTTCCAGTATGTTTATCAAGTACAAGTCGTTTTCATATACGGCTTTTATTTCTTCCCCCGTATCTACATAAACACCGCCATTTGCGCCCATTGTGTAACCTGCTGGGGGAGGTGGTAACTTGGTGTGGTCAACTGAGTCTAAGGGTTGTCTCGCTAGCTCCCCTATCTCAGATGCGTCTACAATCGTAACTGACGTTGCTACATCCTTACCTAGCTCAATAGGCTTTTTAATCTTGCCTTTGTGTGGGCAATCTTTGCACCCGCCGGGGTTATTCTGTTCGAATTGCTCGCAACTGTGCGAGTCTTGGATATGTTGTATCTTCTTCTCGGTAGCATCGTAGTCATAGTCTGGGTGTTTTTCTGAAATCCTGTGGATAGCTTTTTCCCAGTCCTTACACTTAGAGGCAACGGATAATGCGTTGAACCATCTTGGCTCAGATATAGTGTCTTGGTTGTTGTAGCAGTCTAGTAGCTGGGCGCACCCATTACCCTTAGCTGACTTAATCATTATCTTCGTGAAGCTATACTCTATATTGCCTCGCATCCTCTGCCCTAGAAGACTGTCCCTGTGTTTGCTTTTGGAGCGGCTAATAGCCCTGTCTTCGACACCAAGTATGTCTTTGATCGTGGCCAGTTTGACTGGGTCAGATACAAACTGTATGGCTACTGGCAGGGGTGGGTCTTGTTTAAAATTAAGAGTATCAGGGACTCGTAAGACACGCGCTACGTCAAATACGTTGTTATCTACGTATAGTTCTTGGGTGTTGCAAATGTCCCGCAAGCGGTAAGCTACAGGCTCCCACTCCTCGGGGGTTACTTCTTCCTCAAGTACCCAGTAGACATGGTAGCCCCGGCCTGAATTAACTATGGTTGGGGGAGGTAAGCCAACAGTTTGGCAGAACGCCATGAGAGCTTTCTTGGCTTCTTTCTTGGATGCGTAGCCGTCTGGCCTGCCAGTTTTTTCGTTGACAACATCCTTTCCGGGAGCGCAATCTAGGTCTAGCCACAGGGCTTTCAACCCCTGCACATTAGACTTTTTACGGTTTTCGTCTGTCTTAAACTTAGCTACCGCGTAGAATACGTTGTACTTTGCAGCTAGTAGCTCCGCTACTTTGCCATCAAATTCTTCTCTAAGTTTGTACAAGTATTGCTTTGGGAAACCATCGTCTTTGACACCGAATACGCAGTAGTAACCACCTTGCGGTTGTACTGCTTCAATGAGGTCAAATTTTTCCATTTCTGTTTCTACAGGGGGCACTACGCCCTCGATTCGAGTCGATAATTTTCATGTTTTTAAGACTTCTTGCGGATGTAGTAACGAATTTGTTTGACTAGGCTTTCGTTCGGTTCGTACTTGCCTATAAACCAGTTGTATACCGTTTGTCTACTGACCCCAAACCGGCTAGCAACTTGGCTAACAGGCACGTTGTTACGTATAGCCCATTTACCAAGTTGCACGCCTAGTGTGGTTGGCGCTTCGCGATTAGCCTCTATTAAGTAGCGAGTATAACCAATGCTCATTCGTCGTCGTCTTCAGCCCATTTTTCAAAAACTGCACCAACAAGGTTGTCGGATTCTTGGGTTTCTTCTTCGACTTTTTTACTGGTGCGCTTGGTAGGCTCCTGTACTTCCAGTTCTTCGTCATCTGGCTCGTCGGACCGTTGTACTTTTGGGGCCTCCTGCTTTGGCGGCAGCTTGGTTACACCGTCAGTTTGCGCAACGGTAATTCTTGTGTACCCTTCCGCTTCAGGGCGACCTTGTGCCTCAACAACTAACTCGTATTCTTCGTCGGTAATCTCACGCAACGGAGAGAACATAAGTTCCATAGTGTCGGCGTCTGTATCGTAAGCTACTCTGGTTACTACAGTATCCGGTGCTTGCCTGTTAGCGAAAAGGAACTTAACGTAGCTTTCAAACGGGTGCACGTTACCGGAGCCTTTGCCAAACAAAGATTTAGCTGGGACAGTAAACTGGTAAACGTCACCGTCGGAATCGCCTTCTAGTATGATGGCTATACGGCGCTGGTAACGGCAAGCCCTAGCACCATTCTTACCGGAGCCTTTTACGTTCTGTGGGCAGTTAGTGCAGTTGGGGCTTTGCGGGTCAGCCGCCGCTGCCTCTGGTTTATCACCAAGATTCGACCAGCAGTTCGGCAGTGTTGGTTCTTTCTTGGGATCGTACTCTTCTTTGTAGTAAATACGAGAAACGTTGGCGAGCGCATTAACAATGATGCAGTTAAATTCACCACGGATAGCTTCACCCACCTGTTCGCCATTGACTATCTTCTTGAACGTACCGTTCGTATTAGTAGCAATCCTGCGGTTGGTTATAGTATTGGCTCTAGCCAAAGATTGAGATAAGGCACTCTGCCTTCTTGTTGTAGACACAGCAGTGCTCTGCTGCTCAAATATTGAAATGTCTTTTGACATCTTGCGCTCCTATTTAGAGGTTGGTTTACGCACGCTTATTACGTGCTTTGTTGTTGATTGCAGTCCGGGCGGTGCCAAACTTGGGTTTTCGTTTAGGAAATCTTTCATGTTAGCGTTGTGAATACGTTTCTCCAACAAGTGAAAAGCGTTGTTATCAATAATGGTCTTGTACATATTGTCCCAATCGCTTGTCCAATAATTACGCATAGTACGTCTTATCACAGTGCCTTCAGGGGTGGACAAACTGCTAGCCCCTTCAGCTTCGCACACTTCGTGCAGTGCGTTTTCTACTACGGAGAGTTCTTCTTTAATCTGCTTTATTTCTTCTTCTTTGGCTTTTATGGCGTTCCTCATCTTGATGTAGACCTTCGCCAAATCCGCCGTGCTTTGTTGTTTCATTGCTCCTCCTAAACTTTTAGTGGGGAGCCTAGTTTACCCCTTCCCTTTACAATGTCAAGGGTACTATGAAAGTTCTTGTCTATACAGATCAATAATCTTGTTGTGGTTATCTATATTGTTCTTCAGCATGGAGTACAGCCTATGCTCAACTGGACTACCTTGCACGTGGATGACCGTCATTGGGTTGTGTTGCCCGGGTCTGTTGATCCTAGCGTTAGCTTGCAGGTATGTCTCTACGCTAGTAACTGGAGCATACCAAATGACTGTATTAGCAGCCGTTAAAGTCAAGCCGTGTGACGCAGCTTGGGGTTGTATTATGAGAACGTGCGGGTCTTTGTTTTCTTGGAACTTGTCTATTATCTCTGCACGTTTGTTTACTGATACCTTACCGGATATGATTTCGTTAGATACTTTGTTTTTATTTAAGAAAGTCTGTAGTAGCTCTATGGTGTGAGTGAACGGTACAAATACAAGTACCTTATGGCTTGATTCTTGTATCACCTCTAGTACTACATTCAGCCTGTTGCTAACGTCAAACTCGATTACTTCTTTCTCGTCCGTATACACCGCACCGCCGGTTATTTGCAGTAGCTTGTTCAACTGGGTAGCCGCATTGACCGCAGTTACTTGTTCACCGTCAGCTTCCATAGTCATCATGTCTTTGAGCAACTTGTAATATTTTTCCTGCTGTTTAGTGAGAGGAGCTTCTCGTTCTATGTAAGTCACGCTGGGCAAATCAAGGCATTGGTCTTTCTCAAACCTTATAGCGGGTTGCAAGACTTCGTGTACTATTTTGTCTGCGTCCGGCTTTGGTCTCCATATATACTGGGATACTTTGTACATTACTTTATCTTTGAACGTACCAAAGTACTTGGGTGCATTCTCGGGGTTGACTAGCTTAGCCAGACCAAAAGCATCAACTGGGCTTTGGGCTGCTGGCGTACCAGTAAGCATCCATAGCCACTCTACGTTCTTTACTATTTTATTTAAGGTCTTCCAACGGGAGGTTTGTGCGTTTTTATATGCGTTAGCTTCGTCGACAACAATCATGTCAAAGCCGCCGTCTATAATTTCTTGTTGTACTACGTTTACCCCATCGTAATTAATAATCACGAACTGGCTACCTTCTTCTAATATCTTTCGCCGCTGGGCAGAAGTGCCATGGCATACAGAGCAACTACGGTGCATGGCAAACTTAAATAAGTCTGCTTGCCAAGCCGACTTCATAATGGATAGGGGGCATATAACCAACACTCGATGCACAAGTTTCTGCTTCATCAGGTAGTCAGCCGCCCATATAACGGAAGCCGTTTTACCGGTACCTTGCTCGTTGAAACAAAATGCTCTTTTACGCAGTGACAAGAAAGAAGCAGTATCAACTTGGTGTTGGAAAGGCTTGTACCTACCAGTCCAATCGTAGTCTCTGATTATCGGTGATGGTACATCTTTCACACGCAAAGACGCTAAGAACTGCGCTTCACTTAGCCCCCAGCGTATCGCTAGTTCGTACATACCCTTATGCTCAGAAATTATCTCGCATCTTTTTATAGATTCTGTGACAAGGTGGGGCCGCTTGGTCTTTAAGACCAAGGCTTTATCTTTATATATTCTCATTTCTTTTTGCGTTCGCGCTTACTTGTTTCGGAAACTAGATTACCTTTAGAGTCTCTGCGGAAAGAGCGATTGCTAGAGGCAGATTCTACTTTTACCCCGTCGGAGTTCTTGCCGCCTTTGTCCATAGCCTTACGATGCGCTACGTCTTTGCCATCGCCTTTTGATACCTTGCCTTCCCGTTCCGCTTTGCGTCTTGCGGCATTGCGTTGAGCGCGTTTCTTCTTCTGCTCTTCGGTGCCTTGATATTTGTCATACTCGCTTCTATAGTCTCTTCTGGTCATTTTCTTTCCCTCCAATGGGGGCATTTAGTAACCGGGCAGTAAGCACACAATGGGCCACTTACTGCGTTCCATACATCTTCGTCTAACGCTACTTGCAAACGCTCCAGTTCTGGGTCGAAAGTAGCAAAATAGGATTTGCGTAACTCAGCTTTGTGCTCCTTTGTGACTATGTCGTTAGCCACAACAAAAGCTAGTGCTGATTTTATCGTTTTTAGTTGTGGGAAATGTGTAAATGCAGCGGCAGCCAACAAGTCCAATTGTTTAGTATCAGCGTATTTAGCGTTCTTGCTAGACTTGTAGTCGACTAGATAGCCTTTATCTCCGTTGATGATTAGTAGGTCTGCTATCCCACGCCACCAAACATTCGAGCCAAAGAATTTAGTCGGGCCGTATTCACCATCCTCTTTGGTTATACCGAATCTGATTTCGCAATGCACATCGCCTTTTATCTTGCTTAGCGTATCCATAGTACCGCGCATGAAACTAAACTCTGGCGGCAACGGTTCATTGTTTTTTATAAAATTTTCTGCGGCTTTATGCAGTTTGTTACCATAAATAGTAGCTTCGCTACCTTTGTCTTTAACGTCTTTCTTTACCTTCAAGTGATAATACTTCTTGGGGCATTGTTTGAAAGTGCTAAGACTACTATAAGACCAAGCCTCCATTACTACTCCTTATTATAATACGTTTAAAAATCTATTGTTGTGGTGTCTTATTCATGTAGTCGTTATGTTTCTCAAGCACTGTGCGTTTTCTCCTCATCTTTTCCTCCTATTAATTCTTCAACCAGTGCTCTGGTAAGTAGTACGATATGCCACAGCGCATCACGTTCTTCCTGTATATCCTTGAGTAGTTCGTAGTTCCTGTAAAACTCCTGCCCCGCAGTGGGGTGTGTGTCTGCTATCTCAGCAAGGTACGTCAACTCATCTTCTAACCTTTCTGCTATATTTTTCATCGTACAATCTCCACTGGTTCAGTAGTCCACCAACCTGTTTATCTTTTGCCTTCACTTAGTAACCCCTCAACTTTCCGCTCACGCCCGATAGCTTTATCAAACTTCCT